GCGCAGTAGCCGGAATGTACGGAACTAAAATGGGAATGGACATGGCTGGAGCCGATGGTGCTTCAACTGGAGACAAACTGATGGGCATTGGAACAGGTGCGGCAAGTGGTGCTCTTACAGGAGCAATGGTTGGTTCAATGGTTCCGTTTATTGGAACTGCAATTGGTGCCGCGTTAGGAGGTGTTGTTGGCGGAGGAATGGCGGCGTACGAAGGATATTCAGAAGAAATTAAAGGATTTTTTGGTAATCTATTTGGAGGCAATAAAGAACAACGGGCGTTTGGTACAATGGGAACAACAGGATCATTCACAGAACCAACAAATACTTTGGCAATGCTACACGCAGGAGAAAAAGTTTTAAGTCCGTCAGAAGCAAAAACATATGCAGATACAATGAGTAAATCAGCTAGTGTTAATGCAATAAATTCAACATCTACAACAAATAATATGTCAAATGAATTTGGTAATCTTCTAAATGAACTCAAAGGGGTTAACAAGAACTTAAATACCCTTGTTGCCATCAATGATGCAACTAAAAATAGTTCAGAAAGAATGAAAATAATACTTGCAAATAGAACCGAAAGTTTAGTATAATAAGTTATGAGTTGGAAAAAATATTTTAAAGACGCGAACCTTTCTCCCATATCAGGAGAAAATAGACCTAATTTTGCAAAGAGAAATTACTCTTCGTATCTACCAGATGTATACACAGGACATCCAAACAGAATACAAAGATATTTTCAATATGACCAAATGGATTCAGATTCTGAAATCAATGCGGCATTAGATATTCTTGCAGAGTTTTGTACACAACAGAATTCCGAAAACGAAACACCGTTTGATCTCGTTTTCAACGATGAGACAACTGACCAAGAAGTTAAAGTTTTAAAGAAAGCAATTCAACAATGGACTCGTTCTAATGAATTTAATAAACGAGTATTTAGAATTTTTAGAAATGCTCTAAAATACGGAGATTGTTTCTTTGTAAGAGATCCAGAAACAATGAAATGGATGTTTATTGACAATGCTAAAGTTGATAGAATTGTTGTTAACGAATCTGAAGGCAAAAAACCTGAACAATATATTATACGAGATATAAATCCAAACTTACAAAGATTGTCTGCCACAGCAGTTACACCTAATCAAGTGTATGGAGGCGGTGGAACTACCGGCGGAGCATATTCACAAAACTATGCAGGTGCAGGACAAGGTAATAATATGTCTGGCGCAGGTGCAGGACAAGGTGGACAGGGCGGACGATTCCATAGAACAATGAATCAATATGCCATTGATGCTGAACACGTAATACATTTAAGTATGTCCGATGGTTTAGATAATCTATTTCCGTTTGGACAATCTGTATTAGAACAAGTATTCAAAGTTTACAAACAAAAAGAATTATTGGAAGATGCAATTATCATCTACAGAGTTCAAAGAGCACCAGAAAGACGTGTATTCTATATTGATGTAGGAAATATGCCTACACACTTGGCTATGCAATTCGTTGAAAGAGTTAAAAATGAAATTAATCAAAGAAGAATTCCTTCAACATCAGGTGGTGTAAATTATATTGATGCAACATACAACCCAATGTCAATCAATGAAGACTACTTCTTTCCACAAACAGCAGAAGGAAGAGGATCAAAAGTTGACACATTGCCAGGCGGTACTAACCTAGGTGAAATTGACGATTTAAGATTCTTTACTAATAAACTGTTTAGAGGTTTAAGAATACCAAGTTCGTATTTGCCAACAGGTGCAGACGATGGTGCCCAACAATACAATGATGGTAGAGTTGGCACAGCATACATTCAAGAATTAAGATTTAACAAATACTGTCAAAGACTGCAATCAATGATGCAAAATCAGTTTGATAACGAGTTTAAATTATGGATTGCTAAAAAAGGTTATAACATTGATAACTCAATGTTTGCGTTAAAATTAAATCCACCTCAAAACTTTGCACAATATAGACAAACAGAGATGGATCAAAGTAGAGTTGGTACATTCACACAGGTAGCCGAACTACCATATATGTCTAAACGATTTGCATTAAAAAGATATCTTGGTCTTACTGAAGAAGAGATGGCAAATAATGCTGAACTTTGGGCAGAAGAAAATAATATACCTCAAAGAAAACAATCTACAGGACAACAATTACGTGCTGGAGGAGTTACGTCAGGTGGTATACAATCTGATATGGATCAATTTACTGATCCAACAGCAGAGCCCGGTGCACCGGAACCTGGAGGCACAGAGCCGCAAGGTGGAACACCTGGAACTAACCCTGGTACAGGACAGTAATTGGAGTAAATACTAGTATGAAACTTAATGAATTTTTTACATATGGAGATGAAGGGTTTGAACAAGACAAATCATACAGTCCTGAAAACGATATCTCTATTTTAGATTCTGAAGATACAAGAAAGACACGTTTGACGCTGAAACAAATCAATACTCTTAGACAGCAGTCAGAACACCACGATCTTACACAGAAAGAAGAAGCAAAATTTGTCCAGAAGATGTATGGACAATCAGCTGATCCAGATAATATATCGTTATAATGTCAGAAGTAGCGTTTGTACTGGGTAATGGTGAATCCAGAAAAGATTTAATAATTGAGAATTTAAAAAAACATGGCAAGGTATATGCTTGTAATGCCGTGTATCGTACTGACCAACCTGATGTATTAGTTGCTGTTGATCCTAAAATGATGTTAGAGATTGCAACTACAGAATACATGGAACATAATGTAGTGTGGTCAAACTTCAATAATCAATATAAAAATAACGAAAGAATTATGAAACACGCTCAATTCTTTCAACCATCGTTAGGATGGAGTTCTGGTCCAACTGCTTTAAAGTATGCTACAACATTTAAACCAAAAGAAGTTTACATATTAGGGTTTGATTATCACGGTCATTCAGATCAACAAAGAAAACGTTTTAATAATGTGTTTAAAGACACTCCAAACTATAAAAGAGCAAACGAAGAAGCCACATTTTTTGGCAACTGGATGAATCAAACTAAAAGAGTGTTAAAAGATAACCAAGATATACAGTTCTATAGGGTAATACCCGAGGGCTGGTTTGCGCCAAAAGACCTAGAATGGCAGGGTAACCTCACACATATTAATATAGACGCATTTACCTCAAAATTTCCAGTCTATAAATAGTTTCCAAGCAAGTTTCCACCAAAATTAACCAATATCGCCACGGTTTTGACTAATTACATTAAATAATAACACTTATAAGTAACTTAAATGCCGAATCAATAAAGGAGCACGTGCAATTATGACACAAGTAAAAGAAAACAAATTTGAACAGTTGTTGGAATTGCTTATCAACGAAGAAAATGATAAAGCAGAACAACTATTCCATGAAATCGTAGTAGAAAAGTCTAGAGACATCTACGAAGGTTTAGCAGAGTCAGAAGACAACGCAGACGAAACAGTAGAAGAAACATCAGAAGAAAAAGCAACCGATGAAGCAGTAGATGAAGCTTCAGAAGAAAAAGCAACTGATGAAGCTGTTGACGAAGAAGTTGAAATCGAAGACGAAGCTACAGAAGAATCAAAAGAGAACGAAGAAGAGTCAATCGAAGAAGTTGGTGGAGACGCAACTGATGAATTAATCAAAGACATCTCAGCTGATCAAGAAGGTGACGCAGACCAAGCCGCAGACGACATGGCACAAGACATGGAGCCAGCTGGTGAAGAAGGCGAAACTGAAGACAGAATCGACGATTTAGAAGACGCTTTGGACGATCTTAAAGCAGAATTCGAAAAAATGATGGGCAACGACGGTGAAGAAGAAAAAGAAGAAGAATCATTGTCAACTGAAGCACCTGTAGAAGCAGACGTTATCCCAATGGAAGCCAAAAAAGATAAAATGGAAGCTGATAAGGAAACTGTAAAAGAATACAAAATTCCAAAAACAGCTGACACAGGCGACCATGCTGACGTTAAAAAATCACCAGTGGCAAGTAATGCAAAATCACCAAATAGTGCATCACCTGTTAAAACTGATTCAAAAGAAGATGCTGGAAGACCGGCACCAACTTCTCAAACAATCAAAGGTGAATATGCTAACCACGGTGGCAAAGACAGCCTAAAAACTTCAGAAGTAAAAGCAGACCACAAAGACGGTACTGATGCTTCTAACAAAAAATCACCAGTTGCTTCTAAGTAAGTAATTGGTACTAGGAAGGTATTCGGATGTCATCACTATATCTTAGAGAACATTTAACCTATGATCAGGCCAGAATGTCAATCTTGCACGAAGGCGAGAACGGCAAAGACTTGTATATGAAAGGGATTTGCATTCAAGGCGGCATTAAAAATGCTAATTCAAGAGTTTATCCAGTATCGGAAATTGCGAAAGCAACTAAAACTCTTAATGATCAGATCAGTTCAGGTTATTCAGTTCTAGGAGAAGTAGATCATCCGGACGACTTAAAAATTAATTTGGACCGTGTGTCTCACATGATAACAGAAATGTGGATGGACGGACCAAATGGATATGGTAAGATGAAAATTTTACCAACACCAATGGGTCAACTTGTCAAAACAATGCTCGAATCAGGAGTGAAATTAGGCGTCTCTAGCCGAGGATCAGGAAATGTTTCTGAATACGGCAATGGAGAAGTTTCAGATTTTGAGATCATTACAGTTGATGTTGTGGCCCAACCTTCGGCCCCAGGTGCTTACCCAACTCCAATTTACGAACACCTAATGAACACAAAGGGTGGTAATATGGCAAAGGGTCTGGCGGAAGAAGTGAGAAATGACAGTAAAGCACAGAAGTACCTTAAAGAGGCACTTACTAATATAATAAAGGACCTAAAATAGGAGAACTACAATGTTTGATGCAATATCAAAATTAGTTGAATCAGGAGCAATATCAGAAGATACTCAAAAAAGTATCCAAGAAGCTTGGGATTCAAAAATAAAAGAAAACAGAGAACTAGTATCAGCTGAATTAAGAGAAGAATTCGCTAAAAGATACGAGCACGACAAAGGTAATATGGTTGAAGCTATCGATACAATGATGACTGACAAATTATCTGAGGAAATTTCTAAATTCGTTGAAGATAGAAAAGTACTTGCACAAGAAAAAATTGCTTACAAAGAATCAGTAGGCAAACATTCTGCTAAATTGGAAGGATTTGTTCTTAACAAATTATCAGAAGAGTTAAAAGAACTACACACTGACAGAAAAGGTGTTCATGAAAACTTTACAAAACTAGAAGAGTTCGTTGTAAACGCACTTGCTAGAGAAATTAAAGAATTCCATGAAGACAAACAAGCTGTTGTGGAAACAAAAGTTAAACTTGTAGCTGAAGCTAAAAAACAAATGGCTAAGTTAAAAGAAACTTTTGTAAAAAGATCTGCTAAAATCGTAGAAGATACAGTTACTAGAAAATTAGGTGAAGAGTTATCTGCACTTAAAGAAGATATTTCTAGAGCTAGATCAGTTGATTTTGGTAAAAGAATTTTCGAAGCATTCGCTTCAGAGTATCAAGCTTCTTACTTAAATGAGAAGTCTGAAACTGCAAAACTATTGAAGGTAGTAGATGAGCAGACTCTGAAAATTAGTGAAGCTGAGAAATCCATCGAAGAGAAAAAAGCGGTGATTGAGTCCAAAGACGTAGAAATTTCTAGATCTAAAGACTTGATGGAACGAAAGGAAGCGATGGTAGAGTTGCTGAAACCTCTCAGCAAAGAAAAGAGTGAAGTAATGGGACAACTGTTAGAATCAGTTCAAACAGATAAACTTGAAGCTTCATTCAACAAGTATCTCCCTCACGTGATGAACGACACTCCGGTAGCACAGTCAAAGAAAGTAATTTCTGAAACAGCCGGTGATAGAGATCACAGAGAAGATGCTGATTTAATCAAGATTCGTCAATTGGCGGGTCTATAAACAATAGAAACTAAGGGGAAAGATCAAATGTCAGAACTATTTGAATCAAAATGGGGCGAAACAAAAGCCGCATTAACTGAAGGTTTAGCAGGCAACAAGAAAAAGACAATGGATGTCATTTTAGAAAACACTAAAAGATATTTGTCTGAACAAGCTACTGCAGGTGCTACATCTGCCGGTAACGTTGCTACGTTAAACAGGGTTATTCTACCAGTAATCAGACGGGTTATGCCGACTGTTATTGCAAACGAGATTGTTGGTGTACAACCAATGACTGGTCCTGTAGGACAAATCCACACACTAAGAATCAGATATGCAGATTCTTCAGCAAACGCAAACGTTGTTGCTGGTGAAGAAGCATTATCTCCATTCAAGATTGCTAAAAGCTACTCTGGAAACGAAGCTGGTGAGGCTGATGGTACTGCGAAAGCGGCATCAACTGCGGCATTAGAAGGACAAAGAGGAAACAAATTATCAATCCAAATCTTGAAACAACCTGTTGAAGCTAAATCAAGAAAACTATCTGCAAGATGGACTTTTGAAGCGGCTCAAGATGCACAGGCACAACAAGGTATCGATGTAGAAGCAGAAATCATGGCGGCGTTAGCTCAAGAGATTACTGCTGAGATCGACCAAGAAGTGATCGGATCATTAAGATCTTTGGCTGGAACAGCTCAAGAATCTTTTGACCAATCTGCTGTGTCTGGTACTGCAACATTCGTTGGTGATGAACACGCGGCTTTGGCTGTGTTAATCAACAAAGTTGCTAACAACATTGCGGCAAGAACAAGAAGAGGCGCAGGAAACTACGCAGTAGTTTCGCCAGAAGCGTTAACTATTCTTCAATCTGCTACAACATCTGCATTTGCAAGATCAACTGAAGGTACTTTCGAAGCTCCTACTAACACTAAATTTGTTGGTACGTTAAACGCGGCTATGAGAGTATACGTTGACGCATATGCGGCTGATGGTACAGACATTCTTGTTGGTTACAAAGGATCAAGTGAAGCAGACGCACCAGCGTTCTACTGCCCTTACATTCCTTTAATGTCTTCAGGCGTTGTGTTAGATCCATCAACTTTCGAACCAGTAGTTGGTTTCCTAACAAGATACGGTTACGTTGAATTAACGAACACTGCATCTTCATTAGGTAACGCAGGTGACTACGTAGGTAAAGTTGCAATATCTAACGTAAAATTCAAGTAATCTTAGATTACCGAATAGAATTAAAAGGGCGGGTTTTTTACTCGCCCTTTTTTTACGACTTAAATATCATTAATGATTAAACTTTTTTCAAATGGATGCAGTTTTAATACTCCTAGACCTGTTGACGGTGTAGATACTTTTGTAACAGATATTATAGCCAAACACTTTAATTTAGAGTTGCATAATCTTGCCATGGGCGGACGTGGCAATGATAGAATAAGTTTTTCTACAAAAGCATGGTTTGAACAATTTGGTACAGAAAATACTTTTGCAGTTATTGGTTGGTCAAGTATGCATCGTAACGATTATGTTACAAACGATGGATGGAAAAAAGGTAGAATACCTGGATCTGAACTAACATGGAGAACTTGGAAAACTTTAGATAACGTTAGTTTTATACAAAAACAAAAAGGCTGGGACATTGAAGCCAACGCTGTAATGAGTTTTTTAGATAATGTATTTGATTTACAAAATTACTTTGAACGAAAAAATATTCCATACATTATGTATAATGCTTTACCAAATTCATTTGATACTGACTTAAAAGATTTTCAAATTATAAAAAATTCAATTGATATGAATAAATTTTTTCAACCCAACATCAGCCATTATGAATATGTTCTAGATAAAAAATTAGTTGTTAGTCCAAACGATCCTCACCCGAGTGCGGAAGGTCATCAGCAATTTGCTGATATGATTATACAATATATTACTGACAACAAAATATTATAGACTATTATAACTCCATTTTTTTTGTAATCGTACGATTCATAGACAAAATGTGACAGTTTAACTTAGAATTCCTATACCTAAATAATTTTGCAATTCAAAAAGTTGCAGGAGAAAAATATGAAAAATATGATGAAAAACAAAAAATTATGGATTGGGATTGCAGTTGTTATCGCAGTGGCATGGTTCATGTGGTCAGGCCAGCCTGCACCAGAAGTAACACAGTAAATTAATTGAAAGAAGGGCGACAAAATATTAGTTCGCCCTTTTTTTACGACTACATTATAATTCACTAAAATTTATAAATACACCTAGTACAACAGAGCTGTGCATCAAGCACAGACTTATGCGGAATGTAAAACCACCGCGTACCAAGTAGAACTTGGATTAGGCTCTGACAAAAGGAGAAAACAAATGGGACGACCAATTAAAAAAACAAGGTTTGGAAACACAGCAGGTGACATTGAAGTCACTGGTGCATTCTCAAACAACGCAGTTCAACCAGACGGTACAGGTGCTGAAACAGCCTCAACTGCTTCAGGAAACTACGTTGTATCTCAAAGAGGAAGTAAACGATTCAATGTAAACTTTCTTTCTGCAGATGGCTCAACAAGATTAACACAGGTGTTAACCTTGACAGCAAAAGCGCCAGGATCATTGACAAGCGGTGAATTCTGTGTGCAAATAATCTTAGATGATTCAACAGTTGCTTATGTAGAAAAATTCTACAACAACACAGTTCACTATGTTACAGCAGGCGGGGCCACTGGCCACGTTCCTTATACACTAGGTGCTGAAGGCACTGATGAAGGTAAAGTATCTGGCAAAGGTTCAGTAGACGTTATCTAATAAGTTACTATAACACGTGCTTTGGGGGAGTTTTATGCTCCCCCAATCTTTACATAAATAATAGCAAATGGCAAAGACTTTAAAAACATCAGGCAATTACACAGTTCAAGCAGGAGCCGGTTATGACGGTGGCTCAGGCACAAACACAATTAAATTAGATGCATTACGTGTCAGAATACCAGGCAACTTAGATGTTGAAGGTACTCAAACAACAATTAATTCTCAAACACTTACAGTTGAAGATCAGTTCTTAGAAGTCAACAGAAATAACTCAACTGCAGGAACTGAAGATTCAGGATTGTTTTTCAATCAAGGAACAAGCAACAATGCTGTCTTTTATTACGATGCATCAACGAACGAATTTCAAATTGGAACAACTACTCATGATGCATCAGTGGCAACAATTTCAAACATCACGTTGGGACAAATTAAAATAGCAACAACGCCATCATTAGGAAATCATGCCGCTTCTAAAACCTACGTAGATGCACAGATATCAGGCGGTGGCTTTTCAATAGGATTTAGAGGTGACGACTCAGCAGTAGTACCAGTTACATCTGGAAACTCAGTGCATATTGCAGGAGCAACAAATTTATCAACTGCGGCAACTGAACCTGACACAGTTACACTAAAACTAGATTCAGATTTAACAAATATTACGTCAATTACATCAGATGCATCTAATGGTAATTTAACATTAAAAGCAAACGGAACTGGTGATATTGTAATTAATGACACATTAACATTTTCAGCCGCGGCAAGTACACCGGCGGCAAACACAGTAACAAAAGTATACCACAAAACAGCAGGCGGTGGCGGAACAGGCTTGTATTTCATTAACTCAAATATCAGTTCTGGGGCAGAAGGAGAATTGATAAGTAAAAAGAAAGCAACAGCATTAGCTATTGCTCTAGGATAATAACATGGCAATTAGACAAAAATTAATAAATTCAGCCTTAGGTGCAAATGACTTTGTATTTGAAGCTACGGCAGATACTGCTGTAACAACAATTCATTTGTGTAATGTTACAGTTTCAGATGCCACAGTAAACATATACCTATTGCCAGAAGACGGTTCTACAAATACACCTACTGAAAATAATAAACTTTACAATTCTTTAACTATTACTGGTACAGACACATATGTCATTGACACTGAAAAGTTAATCCTGGCTACAGGTGACAAGCTGTACATAGAGACACCTGATTCAGCTGGATCTGTTATTGCTACTGTTTCAACTATAGGATTATAGACCCATGGGAAGATTTGTTAAAATCCCTGAAGTAACTAACACAACCGCGGCTCAAGTAATTGCTAAAGGAACAACAGCTCAAAGACCAGCATCTCCTGAAAAAGGAATGATTAGATTCAACACTACACTTAACCAATTAGAATTTTTTAATGGTACTGCATTTGTAGGAATGTCCGGTGGAGTAAACGGAAAAGCTTCAGTTACTGTAGACACATTTACATTAGACGGATCAACAACAACATATACAATGTCAACAGCACCAGCTGATGAAAAAAATATTTTAGCATTTATAGAAGGTGTTTTTCAAAAACACGACACATACTCAATCAGCGGCACAACATTAACAGTTACAGCAGTAGGTAGTGACAACGGCAAGACGTTAACAGTTATGCATGGCTTTGATATAGTTTAAGAAATATTTCCAAATACTCGCCATGTGCCTGGCGCACCTGACTTAACACACACCCAACCTAAAGGTCTTCCAGCATCAGCTTCTGCATTCCAACATATATCGCCTTGTTGCCATGTTCCTGCTTTTGGAGATTGTGTGTCGTATTGATGAGTCTGCCCTTGAAATCTAATTGCACCGGCAATGTCTAAATCCTGTTTTGGATTTTTCAGTTTAACACCAACTTTGTTATCATGTGAAATATAAAGTGTTGGTTCTCTGTTTGTACCTATTGCAAATTTGTCTGAAGTATTAACACCAACAAACGGTGTGCCACCAACTACATCTATAACAACTTCCAACCCGTCTTTGGCTACGCCTAGTGTTCCTCCAGGATTTAAAGAATTAATTCCTACTCTACTGCCTTCAACTGTTAATGTATCTGCAACATTTAATTCTCGTAGTACTCCCACTTCTTGCAAAGACGAAATTTTAATTGCTTTACCCAAACGATCTTTTTGAACAACTTCAACACCATTAATTCTTACTGAATTTTTAACTTCTAAATCATCACATTTAGCATTATAGTATTGAATAGTATCGCAAGTAAATGTACCATCCACGTGCATATTATTTTTAACTGTTACTAGCTCATCTTTTATTTCAATTTTCATGTCAGTTGCTTGATCAGATATACCAGTAGATGCAAAATGAGTTATCATTCCGCCATCAATTTTATTACCTGTAAGTTCGTTATCTAATATTTGATTATTACGAGTTGACAGTTTTTCTAATGCTTTTTCTAACTGTTCTTCTGTAGATTTTAAACGAATAGATAATGATGAGTTTTCAGACATTAGTCTACTCATAGAAGGTTTAAAAACCTTTTCCACTTGTTTTTCTACTAATTCTTGTATGCTATCTTCTATGGACATTATCAATATTTATAGATGTTTATAAACGGTCATATTAAAAATAAATATGTATGACATGGCAATTCAACGTATACCAGGCGAACTATTACAATCCAACCTTCAGCGACAAGGAGTAGATCTTGCGTTCGAAACCAACCTATTATACCTAGATGTATCTAATGGTAGAATTGGTATTGGAACCTCTTCCCCTGGATACAAGCTAGATGTTACTGGATCAGCAAGAATTACTGGAGACTTAATAGTACAAGGTACTACAACTACAATTGATTCACAAAATTTAGAAGTTGAAGATAACATTCTAGTACTAAATGCTGGTTCTAGTCAGGCAACTTCTTCAGGAATAATGGTAAACAGAGGAGCAAGTAATCCTGCATTATTTTATTGGGATGAAGCAAATGACAGATTTAAAGTAGTTACTACTACATCAGACGGATCAACTACATCCACAATCACAGACACAGCATACGCAAAATTATCTGGGGCAGATCCTACAGCATCACAGGATTTTGTTACAAAAAATTACTTTGATGTAAACACTGCTGGATTTAGTGGATCAGGAAGTATTATTGGAAATAATATTAGTTTAGGTGCACCATCAGATGCCAGCTTTGGTGACGGAGCATTAATTACATTAGGTGATGCTCATTCGGTTACAGGTGCAATTGATGATCTTAATGAAACAATTGAAAACATTAGAAGTAGTACATTTGTAAAATCTGTAACATTTGTTGCTGACGTAACAGCCGCGTCCAGTGGAACAACAGTTACACTAACAATTACAGCAGTGGGCGGCGGAGCTGACAGATACACAATTACTTGGGGTGACGGTGATACAACTACTGCTACAACAGATTCAACACCGTCTCACACATACACTGCAACAGGATCTATGACGGTCACAGTGAAGGCGTTTGCCAATGGTGCAGTAACAGATTCAGCAGGCTCTTTTGCCTCACAAACTAGAACTAACTATATTACAATTTACACTGCAACACCGGTTGTGAATTTCTTTATGTATGCAGGTTCATCAGGAGGTTCGGCAATCACTAAAGCAGATAACGGATCAACAGTATATTTAGAAAATATAACTTCCAACATTGGTGCCGCCAATGTAACCTATAGAGTTGATTGGGGTGATGGATCAGAAAACAGTATTGCAAACACTTCAGCGGCAGGCGGTACTGGAGGAAGCAGACTATCACACACATATAATAACTCCGCAACTGATGACGGATCGACTGTTGCTGGAACAGGCACTGGAGATACTCGTTACTCAATAAAATTAAAACTTGTAACACACAGTACTGCGGCACCATCAGATATTCCAGCAGAAGTGGCTAAAAACTTTGACGTATATTCTGTACACACTGCACAATATTCTGTTGCAGATTCTACTATCAGAGGAATCAACGAAGAAGCAACTTCAGGATTTCCTGTAACTTTTACAAACAATACTGCTACTAATCCAGGACCACAATCAGTGTTTACAAATAATATTTACTCATGGAATTTTGGCGAAGGTGCTGGCAATCAAAACGTTTCAGTTGGGTCAGGCGTTGCTGGCGATACTGGAAATGCAATTTCTAATACATTTAATTTAAGCACATCACAACAAAATGCAGGTACCACAATAACGTATACCACATCGTTGTCACTAGCTAATGGCCACACTGGATCTCCATCATCAGCAAACATGAATATTATTGTTGAGCCAGATGTAAGAGCAAACATAGCCGCAACGGCAAACAAAGTTTCAACAGGCTCCGGTGATAATCAATATACATTGTACGATCATACAGACTTATTAGGAGCCAACAGAGCGTTAGCAACATTTACAAATACTTCTCAACATGGAGACAACTATGATTACGATTTCTTTAGTGATTCAAGTGCTTTGGTTACTATTGGCGAAGACGGATCAACTGCAGGTACTATAGGTGCAACACTAGAAAGAAACTTTACAGGCACATCTAATGGAGCATTTACAACAAGATTTAGAGCTTCTGGAACTCCAGATACAATATTCCAAGATGACGAAGAAACATTGACATGGACTATGAAAGCAGTACCAAGTGCGCCAGCAAACTTATCATCTAAAAGTTTATCATTAAGTGATTCAGCACAGTTCACTTATGCACCTAAACTTACTGCCAATGCAACAGACAACACATCATCATTTACGGCATTAAGTGCAGGAGACTCATTAAACACGTCAACTGTAAGAAGATACACATCAACTACAACAATTGACACAGCCACCGTAGCAGACGCTTACAATGGTGCTAATGGTACCTTAACAGCTAGTATTAATGCATCTGCAGATGGAGCCAAAGCATTCTCAACAACGGAAAACGAAACTGGAACATTTACATCATTAGTAGTATCAACTCAGCGTGATTATGATGAGGTTGTCTCATCTTATCCTCAAAACTTTTACCAAGTGTTCAGTGCAAAAATTACAAAAAATCTTTCAGCTTACTCAGTTGGTGTTAATGCTCAAAGGCTAGAACATTCTGCAACAGGAAATACAAATCTTGTTTACGTTGTTAAAGATGATATTACATCTGCACCCACAACAACAACAGGCACAGTAGCAGAAGGAACAGCAGGAACATACAGATATATTTCAGGTATACCTTATTACAATTCAGGTTCACCTACTGTAACTGTAACAGGAACAACTATTGCAAACCTAACAGGTATTGCATATGCTGATATTTCTAATGTACACGAAATAGATCCAGGAACAACATCAGAAGGATCAAGTAACATTATTTCTTCTCAAAATTATACATATGCAAACATTGACGGTGCTTCAACTATGTTAGATACTGGCATACCTGTTATGGATGTTGGAGTCGCTAGTGCTTACACTATTGCTACTAAAACAATTTCATTAACAACATCAAATATATTTTCTGTACAAACTATTAAAGCTAGATCATCTAATGTAAACGGTACTAGTTCGTATAGTGAAAACAATACAAAAATACAAGTGTTTACAGCAACACCAACAGGCATTAACAATGAGCAAGGTGGTATTACAGTATCTGATTCACTAGGAGCAGGACACGACGATGATGCTTTGAGAATATATGATTTTGCGGCGCAGACAACCGATACACCATCTTTTACTGGATCAACAAATTTTTATACAAATAATCTCTTTACTGGAAACAAAACTCTTGCTGGTACAAGAGAAGCCACACTTAGACCAACTAGTACAAGTGCTGGCATAATCAAACATGATAGCACAGACTATTCAGGATTTTTACCTGCAGGACCGGATAGAAGCAGTGACACAGCAACACAGTACTTTACTTTTGCATTTAGAAGAACTACAATGTCAAACTTTACAGTTACACTTACTGGAACAATTTCAGGATTCTTTATTGCGGCACCGGGTACAGGAATTGACGATGCATCAGGATTAAATGGTTGGGCAGATGCTGGTGTAACATACGGTGGATCTGGTGTTCCAGGTTCTGATACCGGCAACGGAGGAAATGGTTCAAACGGTTGTGCATTTACATCGGGTGATAGAATCATTGACGGAACGAGTTATAGTGGAAGTTCATTTACGTTAACCTTAGGAAGTGAAAATGCCACCAATGCAACAGGAAATGTTGTGTTGTGCAGAATAAAATTAAATTCAGGAGACAGCTTAACAGCAGTTAGCATAAGTTAATATATGGCAATTACAGACGCAAAAAAAATTGATTATCTTTGGAAAAAAATTGGTTATGGAGCAACCAAGACAGATACCAACACGGCCAAAAAAGCACCCAACGAAGCCATTGCATCTCCGTTACTTCTAAGAGGTGATAAAACATGGAACCAAGCATCAAGTATTCCAGCTGTTATGCCGGCTTCAAGTACAGGAGTAGTTACAGTTTATCCAACTAGTGCTCCGGACGAAACAACTGCTGATGGATCATCAACTGCTAATCGAACCTGGAAGACAGAAATAACAGATTGGATTCCACCAGAATTTGGATCAACCTATCAAGTTAAAGTGTATGTACATACTGCAGGTGATAATGGAAATGCCGCAGGTTCAGGAGATCAAGTTTTTGCAACAGGATCAGGAAACAACGACGAATGGTTTTTTGATTATCAATCAGGCGTCTTACATTTTATTGGTACAAACTTACCCAACGGTATAAACTTTTCAGGAAAAGCTGTATACATATCAGGAGCTAGATACACAGGTGCTCAAGGATTACAAAATATTTCAGGTGGCGGTGGCGGCGGTGGAAACTTTACATTTTCTGGATCAACAATTAATCAAGATGCAACAAATTCTAATTTTGTTATGGACACTTCTGGAACAGGAAATTTTGTATTCAATTCAGAATCTGCTGTTGTCGTACCAACAGGAACAACAGCTCAACGACCAAGTGCAGTTACAGGTCTTATAAGATTCAATACAACTACTGGAAAATACGAAGTATCAGAAGACGGTTCAACTTTTACAGCACTAAGAACAGAACATACATCTCAAGAAGTTAGAAAAGATATATTCACAGGTGATGGTTCAACAAGAACATTTAATTCATTAAACGTTGCAACAGACCCTAAAAATTTAATTGTCTACATAGACGGAGTTATGCAAGAGCCAACAGAAAACTACACAACCGATGGCAGTACTTCAACTATTACAATATCTGAAGCACCTCACTCAGGAGCAAGAGTAGTCATTATGTCAGGATTTGCTGAAGCTCAAATTTAAGTTATTGATATTCCGGTTGGCTGATATTCAACTGTAAATTTCTTATACTCACCATTCAATCTATTAATTGTTCCAACTTCTGGAACAATTTCCCAATCAAATTCAGGTTGTCTAATTACAAATTCATATAAATCTTGACCTGATTCAAATTGTATTCTAACTCCGGACATATGATGCACATCATCAATTTCATAATTTCTTTTTAAAATTAATTTGCAAACATTTTCTATTTTTTGTCTAAAATGATTCATGTCCTGTACAATATCTGGTCGTTCTTTGAGAGTATCCGCAGATCGATTTCTAGCATTTAACGGCCATTTTAATATAACTGAATACTTGTAAAATATAGTGTCTTTAATCTGTTTCTTTACCATAGTTTTTAAATTCCGGAAAATTAAATATTTGAACATTATCTAGATGATCAAACAGTTTTATTTTATTTACATTAGGTTTTCTACAATAATAGAATTTAATAGTTGGATTAATCTGCATAGTTTTGATTAACAATGCTCGTTCTGTCAAGTGTTCAATATCATATCCACAAATAAAAACTCTATCAACTTCGGTCCAGCAGGCAACTAACAATGCTAACAACTGATTGCTACACTCGTTTAATTTAACATTCAGTTTGGGTATATCTCCAAAATGTGGAGCATATTCTACATTATCGAAGAACATATACTTTTTAAATAAATCTTCACTGGTTACAAGTGCTGTGTTTGTATACTTTGGATAGTTTATCATCTGTTGCAATTCTAACTCGTTTGTTGTTACTGCATACCTTACGTCTACTGGTTTATTGAGTATGCCAGCAGATACAATGTCGCCTAGTTTTGCTGATGCTTTGTAGTCGTATTCTACTGGGTTAGAACCAGCTATCGTAATGTGCGTATATTTCATTATATTGTATTTACACATATCAAATAGCCCTGTCTAACTAAATACAACTGTTAAAATACAATTAACTTTCGAAAGTGGAGAAAATAAAATGGCAATAGGACGTATATCAGGACAAATGTTGAAGTCAAACCTGGAAAGATCAGGAACTGACTTAACATTTGAAACTAATCTCTTGGCGTTAGACGTAACGAATTCAAGAGTAGGTGTCGGTACAGCAAGTCCTTCAACAACGTTGCATATATCTGCAACAGATGCCTTAAGACTTCCATCAGGAACAACAGCTCAAAGACCAGGATCACCAGCAAACGGTGATATGCGTTATAATACAACGCTTGGTAGACTTGAGGGTTATTCGGGTGGTGCTTGGGCTTCAGCAGTTGGAGAAGGAATTGATAATGTAGCAGACGACACTACACCGCAATTAGGCGGAAACTTAGACACAAACGGTTTTGACATCACAAGTGCAAGATCAAACGAAAACA